CACGACGCTTTGACCCGTCGATGTATGCCCGCTCAACCACACCGATCACTTTGTCAGGGTTGTGGTTGAACAGCAGCGGCGCACCATCGTTCAAGCGGCTCAGATCAGCAGCCTTGCCTTCATGGCTAAGGATCTCATTGCCGAAGTATCGAGCGACCGGATACTCGGAGCTGAAGGGGAACTCGTAGGTCCGATCCTCCACCTCATCAAACGCAGTCATCTCGCTGCGCTGATACTTGCCGGTCAGGCTCCGCAGTGCCGCGATCTTGGTGAGCGTCGAGAACTTATGACCGACCAGCGTCTCAGTCGCCTCCCAACCTTCGTCGCCTTCGCGGTAGATGCGAATCAGAGCAGCAGGATCCTCAGCGCTGGCGTCGATGCTGAACTCGGTATCGGGTACGCCCAGCGTGCCCTCACGCATTACATGCTCGATCCGGCCGCGGGCAGTGCCGCCGCTTGAATCCCACTGCACGAAGTCGCCCTCGCTTAGCTCGCCCGCTGCAGCACGATCGGCTTCACCATCGCCCGTAGCTTCCTCGAACATGATCGGATCGAAGTCATGCTCGGCCAGCCAAGCACGCGCCTCGGCTGGGGTGTACTGCGAGCTACGGAAACGGATGGCTTGAATTTCGCTCACGCCTTCCTTGATCCCGTAGATGAAGTCAATGCCTGAGCCGCCCGCATCGTTCTCTCGACGTAACGAATCATATTGTTCGGGATCGGTCAGCCGAGCAGCATGTTCATTCGGATAGGGGCGCTCTAAGTCCACGGCGCTTCTTTCTTGTAATGCCTTGATTCTATCGCTGTTGTTCATTCGTCCTCAGACGCTTCAGTTGGATCCTCGAGTACAGACAGCTCCTCGTACTCCTCCTCCTCAACTGGCGCGTCCGTCTCCTCGAACGCTGGCATCGCACCCATCGGCATAGCAGCCTGCACCGCACCACCCTCGGTCACCTCGCTCGGGTCGGTGTCGGTCACAATGTCCAGCTCATCGAGCATTGCCAGCTCCGCCTGACGCGCCACCAGCACATCCTCAAGGTCGCCGCCCTGTTCAGCGATCACTTGGCCAAGCGTCTTAAAGCCACACCGCACCGCCGTCTTGTAAGCATCCACCTCCTTCTGTGGATCCACCCAGTCCCAGCTACGCGGCACCCAGCGGCTAGCACGATATCGATCAGGGTTGCTCTCGTATCCAGGCAGGCTCAGCGCACCGCTCAGCACCGCCATCTCCAGCCAAGCCTCGAAGACCGGCTGATGGAAGTTCTCGATCATGTACCGCTGCAGCACGCGGAACGTGTCGCGCTCATCCAGCAGGCTCAGCCGGCTGCTGCTGTAGTTGCTTTCTGAGAAGTTTTTGCTGATCGACTCAAACGAAACGCCCACACCAGCAGCCACAGCACGCAGCATCGACCGGGTGAATGGCTCGAGCTGGCCATCAGGTGCGTTCAGGTCTGGCACCGTCACGCTCTCGCCCGGCTGCAGATACTTGAACACGCCCGGCTGGAACTCACTGACGCGCTCACCTTCATAAACCTCATCGCCCACCAGCTCGCCCTCGGGACTGCTGATGAATCCCATCAGTGCGCTGCTCGCCCGTGCGCGCACCACCTCGGCCTCCTCATACCCCTGCAGCATGTGGAGCCGCATCAGCGCCGAGGCGAACCATGTCACGCCCCTGGTCTGGCCAGGCCGCTCCGGGATGAACAGATGGATCACCTCATCAGCAGGCACCCGGATCCGGCGGCCATTCGTCCGAGCATTGCCCGCATAGGTATCGCCAGGATGGTTGGCATAGAAGTGATATGCCTGCGGCCGCAGGTACTGATCCACCTCGATGCCCATCCGCACCGTGTTGCCATCCCTCGCCTGCGGCACGTCGTCATCAATCAGGTAATCCGCCTCGAGCACCTGCAGCGCAAACGGCACCCGGCTATCGCCGAACGGCCGCTTGATCATGCGGATGAACACCTCACCCGATTCCGCCAAGCTGCGCACCAGCAGGCGCTCCATATCGTGGAAGCCAAGCAGGCCGCTCACATCACAGCGGCTCTTGTGCATCCACCGCTCCCATTCCTCATGGATGCGGCCGTTCACCGTCTCATCCAGTCGCCCGCCGCGCTGCATCCGCACCTGCCCCTGATGGCGGATACCGTGACCGATCACGTTGTTCTGGATTGAACGGACCGCCTGCCGCGCGTAATCGTTATCGCGGCACAACTGCCGCGCCCGATTGCGCAGTGCCTTGAAGCTCGACTTGATCTCGCTATCGGCGCTAGTGCCACTGGTCACCCAGTCCGCCGTCAACCTGCTAACGCGCGCACCCTGATACGCACGCTGCCGCGGCCGTACCGGCTCGAACCCCATCGCCTTGAACAGTCGAGTCCTCAGTCCCATCTCAGAACCTCACGAACAGATTGTGGGGGTTGCCAAGGCCGTTGGCGATTAAGTCCGCCATCTGCTCGCGCTTCACCTCAGCCTTCAGTTTGCTCTCCAATTCCAACAAGTCCTTCATGTCGTACTTCTTCAGGCTCCGGTTGCCGATGGTGTATTCCTTCGCCACACCACCAGCGACGATCGCGCGGATCGCGGCCTGCACTGCATCGAGATCCTTCTGCGCTTGCGACCGTCCATCCAGTGCTGCCGGTGTGCCCGAGTAGCTCAGCGCTGCCAGCACCGTGAGTTGGCCACTGCCCAGCGTGATCGTGCTGCCAGTCTTAGTCGCAACGGCTTGCCAGTACCAAGTGCCCGGAATGAAATCAACACTGGTGGCCGCGGCAATGCTGAACTCCCAGCCAGTCCCATACACAGTGCCAACCACCGTCGCGCCTTCTGTCGAGGTATTGGTTCGCAGGTAGTAGGTCAACGTATAGGCAGCACTGCTCACGGTGTTACCAAGGTTGTCCACGCCCTCAACGTCCCGCCACTGGATCGTGTCGCCTGCTCTGATCTCGCTCGGGATGTTCACGGCCTACCAGTTGCTGACGAAGCCACCAGCAGCCACGGGTGCCGGGGACTGCTTCCTCGATCTTAGCGGTGCCTTCTTCCCTTCTTCCATCTGCTGCCTGAGTTGCTCCCACATCGTTGCTTGGTTCATCCGCCGGCTGTAAATCAGCAGCGCCGCATACCCATACACCGCACAATCGAGCGCTTCATTTCGATCACCTGACTTCTTCACCCATTCCCTGATCGGAAACCCGCGGTGATATCGCAGCGCCTGCCGTTCACTGGTCAACTGCCGGAAGTATTCCTCATCAGCAGCCATCCCGAAGTTCAAGCTGCCGCCAGCTTCGTTATGCCGCAACCGCCCGAACAGGGTCGTCTTGATCGTGTCGGTTCCCAACTGATACAGCGTCACGCCTTTCTTCAGCACCTTCCCGCGCCAGTTCACATCCACCTTGTTCCCCTTGCCCACCGCCGGACTGTTGCGCCGGCTGCTGCCCTTGATCGCCACCACGCCCTGCCGCACGCGCTCGCGCACCCAGTTGTAAGTCTCGTGCGTGCAGTGGCCGCCAGAGTCGATCGCCATCTGCGCGATCTTCAGCTCCTTCCCGCAAGCTGTCGACCAGCCGGTGGCCAGCACATGATCCAACTGCTTCCACACCTCGAGCTGCGTCGGGTCGCCCATCAGCTCCTGATGCCACACCAGCCAGCCGGTCTCGCCCTCGCCCCATCCCCACACTGATACAGCGAGTCGGTTGTCCTGCACGTCAACGCCAGCCGTCAGCAGCACCACCCCATCGGGGCATGTCCCCGGTTCATACGCCAGCCGTTTGGCCATCAGACCTTCAGCGTTCACCGCCGCCGCATAGTCCTCCTCCCATGTCTCTGCCAACCGGGTGTTAACGAACGCTTTCAGCGCTGGACCGTCGCCCTTCGCCCGCAGGAAGTCATCAACCAACTGCTCCCAACTGCACCATCCCAGCGGGCTATACAGACCCGACAGATGGAAGCCAGCCGTCTTGCCATCGCTCGGTGCCGTCGCGCGCCACTTACCAGCGCCCAGCATCCGCGGCTTATGCACCTCCTCGAATCGCTCGCCGCATTTCTCGCACTCATACCTCGCCGTCTCCGGTCGCCGCTCCTCCCACTTCAACCTTGACCACTGCAGCCATTGCATCTCCCCACAACACGGGCACGGCACATAAAACCGCCGCTGGTCGCTCCGCTCATACTCCGCCTCGATCCGGCTGAAGTCCTTCACCGTTGGCGTGCTGGTCAGCAGGATCTTCCGTCGCGCGAACGTGGTCGTCCGTCGCTCCGCCAGCGCTACCGGATCGCCCTCACCATCCACATCGCTCGGGAACGCATCGATCTCATCGGCAAACAAATACCGGCACGGCGCTGAGCGCAATCCCGTTGCGCTGTTTGCGCCAGTCAGCAGCAGGATCCCGCCGAGATACTCCTTGGCGAACATCGTGTTCCCCGAATCCCGACTCCTGGCCGGTGCAATCTTCTGCGCCAAGCACGGCGTCTCATTGATCAAGCTCTCCAGCCGTTGCTTGCTCAAGCGCTTCGCCATCTCCACTGTCGGCTGCACGCACAACATCGGACCGGGCGCATGGTCAATCACATAGCCCAGCCAGTTGCTCCCCGCCTCCGTCTTGCCCGTCTGCGCCGCGAACATCATCACCACCCGCTGCACTGGGCTGCTGCTGCTTAAGCAGTCCATCGGCTCTCGCAAGTAAGGAGTCCTTGCCGTCCGCCACGGTCCAGGCTCCGCACTGGCCTTGCTGCTCAACCGCCGATAACGGTCCGACCACTGGCTAACCGTTAGCGGCTCCTCAGGCCGTAGCCCCTCCATGAAGCCAGCGCGCCATGGATTAACCATCGGCCAACTCCACCAGCGCAGCACGGTGCTCCTCCGTCAGCACCTGATGGATCGCCGCTGGATCCGTCTCGCCCGCCAACTGGTGGCTCAGTCGATCCGCCAAATTCGCCAGCGCCTCACGCACGCTCCGCCCCATCGCGAACGCTTCCTTCTTCACATCCACCGCAGGCACCAGCTCGCGCCGCTTCAGATCCACCTCCAACTTCGCTAGCTCCGCCTGATAGTGCTCACGCCGCGCGCGGCTTTCATTCAGCTCCGGGATCTCATCATCAGGCAACGCAGCCAACCGCTGCCGTAACTCCCGCGGATTAGCAGGCCGCGGCTCCACCGGGTCAGGTTCATCCACCTTCGCGTTGTTGTTTTTCAGCGTGTTCTTCCGCCATAACTCCAACGCAAGATCACGATCGAGCCAACGCTTGCCGTCTTCCTCGACAACAGCCTCAGCGATTCGGCTCTTGCTTGCGTGAGTCACCGCCGCCTTGGTGCAGCCTTTGATCAGTGCAAACTCCGCGAACGTGACCAGCACGCAGTTAAGTGCTCTTGTTTTCTGTTAACTGATACTAAACCCCTCTAAACTCCTTCTAGGGGGATCTCATTGTAAGAATTGATGAGATCCCTTGCGGCGCAAGGCTTTAGAGCGTTCAAGCGCTGACGCTAGAGA